TGGTAGTAGGTTCGTTGTATCTATCCATAATTTTCATACGGAGATTACCACTAAATGTTGGTTCTGCTAACTGCATCAATTTACGATTTCTTTCGCAAATTTCCAAATTATCTAAGAATAATTCGTGCGCTTTTGATTTTTTTGTTAATGTGTTTACATAATCCACCATATCGTTGGTGTCAACTAATTGGTGTTCCGTTAACATTGGAAATGCTTTGGTAATTGATTTAATACCCAATCCACTTATACCTTCTACATTGTCGGATTTGTCTCCGTCAATCATTCTGAAATTTATAAAATTGTGTGGATGAATACCAAATTCCTCTACTACTTCTGGAATATTGTAAACTTTCTTTTTAGATGGTGAATATACACTCACATCTTTATTTACCAATTGAAGGAAATCCTTATCCGTACTCATTATCACAACCTTTTCGTTTTCTTGTCGTAGGGTTGTTGCAATATACGCCATAACATCATCTGCTTCAATTCCATCGTAAATCATAATAGAAACAGGTAATGATGAAAGCAATTCACCCAATGCAGACATTTGTCTTTTCATTGATGCACTTTCTTCTTCTGGATTCATTTCAATAGATGCGGCACGATTCAATCTCATTTTGATTTTGTTCTTGCCTCTCTCTGATTTGTAACCAGAATATATGTCTTTTCTACTTTGTGAACCACCTTTGCCGTCAAAAACAACGACAACTCTTGTGGGGTTAATTGTGCGGATTGCAAAGCCGATACTTTTTAAAGTACCGACTATGCCTCCAATATGGTCACCATTATCGTTAAGATTAGGTGCAGTTGACCAAGAACGAATGAAGGTATTAAGACCATCAATTACTAAAGTTTTAGAGTTGCGTTGCAAATCTCCAAATCCTTTATGTTCTTCATCTATTTCTTTTAGTATATCTAAATACTTTTTGTTAATCTGACTCATTTGCTTCGTCCGTTGTTACTTCAACTTCATCCGAATTGGAATTGTTCTTATATAATAATATTGTTGCCTCACAAATCCTTACATAGATTTGGTCTTTTAGTTCTTGATTTTCTAACATCTTTGGAAAATCCTTTGATTGAAACTTCATAACTTCACCACTATCAATGTCGATGTATTCATACCAAGCTCCTGCTTGCTTTACAATTTTGGCGTCTTTCATTACTGATAACCATCCACCATAATTGTCAATACCTCTATCAAAGAATATATCGAAATCTGCGTGTCTCAATGGTGGGCCCATTCTGTTTTTAATAACCTGACAACGAACTTTGATACCTACGATTCTATCACCGGCTTTAAGTTGGCCCATATTCTTTAATCTCAATCTAACCGAAGCATGAAATGCAAGTGCTTTACCACCGGATGTTGTCCAAGGGTCACCGAACATTGCGTTCATTTTCTGTCTTAATTGATTTGTGAATACTAATGCAATTGATTGACGACCAATCATATTGGTAATCTTTCTCATTGCTTTTGAAATGATAATTGCCTTATCAGTTGCGTAACCATCTTTATCGTAATCGGCTTCCATCTCTTTCTTTGAAGATGCTGCTGCTACTGAATCGACTACAATTGTAACTAATCTATCTTTGTCTCCTGTTCTAACCTTTTCAATAATTGTTTCACATGCTTCAAAAATACCTTCGACGGTGTCAACTGAAACATATAATAGTTTTGAAATATCTACTCCGATTGCTTCTAAATATTCTCTACTTACCGCAGTTTCGGTATCAATCAATACGGCTACTCCACCTTTACGTTGTGTTTCTGCAAGAATATGGGCAGAGAGCAGAGATTTTCCACTCTGCTCTAAACCCGTAATCTCACATATACGTCCAACAGGGAAGCCACCATAAGGTCTATTAGAGATTGCAACATCCAACATAGCATTACCAGTTGAAATCCAATCTTTAACATTGGTAGGAGCATCACCACCTTCATCATTTAGAAAGTAGGCAATCTTACCATCCTTATTTTGTTTGTTTAATGAATCAGCAAGAATACTTGCTAAATCCTCTTCTCTTTTGGCCATTGTAACCTAATTATTAATTGTTAAATAAATCATCAAATGCTGATGCTACATCATCTTTTTGTTTAGGAGCTTCTTCCTTTTCCCAAGGTAAGTCACCACTAATATCAGATGTTCCACCTAAGTCAACCATTGGTTGTGTTGGAGTTGCAACTACTGCTTTTGGTTTTGGTGCTTCTAATTCCTCAACGATTTCATCATTAACTGCTGCCGATGGATTTAACCAATTTTCTAAAACTGACTTTAATTCTGCGTAAGATAACTCCTGATATAATTCAGTAATTTCTTTTTGACCATCTAATAATTGTTGAATAGTTTCCGGAGAATCTGCTAATTTAGATGTTGCAGGTTTAACTCTGATTGTTGTTGTTGGATAAGATGCATTAGACTCTTCTGCTGACATTACTTCCAATACGATATCTCTACCTGTGTTTGGGTCTGTAATATCTCCGTAATCAGGGTCAGCAATATATCCTAAGATATCTTGATAAACTGTCTTACCGAATCCCCAGAATTTTACTCCCTCTGATTCTTTACCTCTTACGATAACTGGTACGAAAGTTCTTAACTTTGGTTCCATTTTCTTACCTGCTTTCCAATCATCAGTATCACCTGTTCTCTTAAGTTTTTCTGCAAACTCAACGATAGGGTCAGGTCTACCAAATGACATTGGACTCAAATAAGTCTTATTGTTAATGTTGTAGTGAAAGTAAAGTTCAATGAAAGGAATGTCTTTGTTGAACTTGTAAGGAACGATTCTCACTTGAGATTTTCCGTTTGCCGGTTTAAAGATTGAATCCGACTTTTTAGTGTTGTTTTGTAAAGAGCTAAATCTCTTTAGAGCCAATGAAATGTCCATTGTTTTTTGTTTTTAAGGTTTAAAATTTGTTTTTAAAGTTGAGGTTTATATCGCGATATTCCTATATCTAAATATAACTTTTTCATCTTTTATTACTATAAATATACGACTATTTTTCCACATTACCAAATTTATTTTTGTAGGTTTTTTACCTTTCTTTCGAGGTAAAATACAGCTTTTTTGAGGTCTTCCAGTTCCTTTTGAGGGTCTTTTTTACCTGCTCTTGCAACATATTTGACTACATTGAATAGGTATGCATCTTTGTCTAATCCCCATGCTTCACATACTTTAATTACTTCATATGGATTGTCTACTCCCCCATAGTGTTGAGGGCCATTTACCATTTCTTTTATATCCGACATATAACTTATTTTTTAATTTTCTACTTTATTCCATTTTCCTAAATCACAACTACCCATAATAGGTGTAAATATTTTTTTACCTAATGGACAACCACATTCACCACATATTTCTGTAAATACTATGGAAGGTTGTTTTGATGGACAGGTTTGACATATGGTATATCTTTTACCGGCCAACATAGTTTGTTCGGGTGTTGGGTTTGCTGCACGTCTCCAACTTAGAAATATTTCAGATGCTTTATTCATATATTATTTCCAGATTTGATACCATTTTCTTTTAGGTGCAGGTTTACATAAACTAAATGGATTATCTCCAAATGACGTTGTTCCTACATATTTTGATGAAAACATATTTAAAAATACTTCGTGATACTTTTCAGGTATCTTACTAAAATCGGCTTTTATTTCTACATTTAATTCAATTGCTCCGTCTGTAATTGTTATCAATTTTAATGAATTGTAGGTTTCAACGTATTGTGTCGATTGAATATTTAAGTGTCCTCCACCTAAAAATAACTCCGAATCTTTTTTCTTTTCTGCCATAACTTATTTTTTACTATCCCAATATATTTGTCTAACTTTTTTTCCAAGTTCCATATCATTTGGGGTATCTATTATTAATCTACTATTAATTGTAATTAAATTTCTATCTTCTTTTAAATAACATTCTCTACACAATTGTCCTGCTCCTTCCACATATCCATATCTAAAATCGACATGAGTGGTTTTTAATATAGTAGTCTCCATATTACACATTATACATTTTTCGTAAAGTTCTAATTTTTCCATACCTATACTTTTTGTTTATTTAATTTATTTTGTAATTTAACAACTAACGCACAAGATTCATACTCCTCAAAATCAATAAGAACCTGTAATTGTTCTTCTAAAAGTTCTGAAAATTCTCTACTATCAATTGATAGTGTAATGACAATGATTCCTTTAATTAAGACTTTTGCAAAATCAACTCTCTTCTTTTTAGTTCTTAAACCATGTTGAATACCTTCTACGATTGCTTTTGCAAGTTCTCGTCTATTTGTTTCAAAAATATCCGAAGGGTCATCAGCCGTTATTTGGATTGGTTTATATCTCTTTCTTATTGACATAAATCAAATATAAGAAAAATATCTTAATTCTCCAAATTTTGAGTATTAAAAGATTTGAATACTTTTGTAGGTATCATTTTGTATCCTGTGTTGGATGTGGTTAGAATACAATTTCTAAACTCTTCCCAATCAATCATATAAGAATTATCCAACACACCACCGGTTTTCGACTTAACTACTTCATTGAGTGCGTTAATGGTGTATATTGAATTTGATTGTTTCTTTCTATGAACTAAAATAGTTTTCCATTCTGAAGGGATTGCATTAGAACCCTTTTCAACATTAAAAGTAATGAACGCCTCTTCGGGTCTTATCTTACTTTCTAAAATGAAAACATTTGGATTAGTTAGAGTATAATTAGTCAATATGAAATTAACCGACTTATCCAATTCCTCCTTTGTCGTAAAAAGGCAAAGTAGTTGTGTATTCATTTTTTATTATCTTTTGGAGTCAAAACATTTTTGCATATCTTCCGACCAAGAAACAGTATTTGCAGTTGGTGCGGTTTGACCTTGTTTTGGTCTAAATGTTTTTGGTGAAATTTCTCTTTTTTGTCCGTTCTTGTCTACGATATATAAACAAATAACTTTACCTGTAATAAATCCTTCTTTATTTTTTTGATATCTTTCATCATCAAATCCCACAACAAAGTGGTCTTGTAAATCGGATGTATTATCAACTCCCAAACAATCTTTAAGAGTGGATGGTGTAACGTCAATACCTTCCATTGTAAGTTGGGTATTTCTTTTTAAAATTTGGTGATAATCTTTATCATCTTTAGGTAAGTCAATTTTATCCAAATGTAAGAAATCTTTTGCTTCTTCATATGCAACCAAATTACCTAATGTTGTTGGTTTACCAGATGCAGTTTTTGCGGCAATTTTATCTAATTGTTTGAATGTATCTCTTTGTAAATCCAATGCTTCTTTTCTCATTGCTTCCAATACTTTTTGAGTATCTAAACTTTTTGGTAATTTTTCACCAGATGCCTTTATTCTATCTCTTTCCTTCGTAGCACTTCTTTCTATAATCTTTCTTTCATCACCACTCATTACATCAGGATTTGTTATTGATATATTATTTAATATTCTTAATGGTGATGTTGATTTAATTTTAGCTTGGTTTCTCTTGTCAGTCAACCACTCAGTATTAAAATCATTCATATATTCCGCCCTACCGGCTTTACCCGCATCCAATGCTTTTTTTACCATCTTCAATTCTTCAGGTGTAATGTCTTCATTTTTTGCTAAATCTGCAACGTTCTCTTCACCATATTTTTGTAAGGTATCATCTATATATTTGTCCGCTTGTAATTCTTCTTTTGACTTTTTTCTCTTTACACCACTTATTTGTTCTGCAATTGCAACTGATTTTGCATCATTTTTACCATCACCCGTTACTACATTTTTAACAATAGCTGAGTATTTTGTATAATGTTTTGATGTTTCTTTGTCACTTGCAACTGATTTTTCAAGTGCTGCAAATTGTTTATCAGGTAATCCTAAAAAATATTTAGCCTGTAAGCTTGCAACGGTTCTATATCCTCTTTCAACGGTTGTTATTCTATCCTTACCATCTTGTACTATTTTTTTAGCTTTGGATATATCTTTTTTATCAATTTGACCATTTTTGATTAAATTATCAATTCTTTGGTCTGCTAACACCATATCATTATTTAATGTTCCATTAGCTTGTAAATCACCCAATGTTTTCTTATCACTCCAACCATCGTATAATAAGTTTCCCTTTTCATCGGTTGCAATTACAACAGTATCTGCTGCGTTTTCGCCACCACCTGAACCATTTACCCATTCGGTCAATACTTCTTTTGGAATTTCATATATTTTACCCGTTCCTTTATCACGCATATAACATTTTTTAGATGCGTTTATTTTTGATAATATATTATCTCTATCGGTTTGAACATTTTTTGGAGTTTCTGCTTTTCTAGAAGTTCCACCATGTGAACTTATTGAAACATTTTTACCAAAACCGAGTGTTTGTTGTGCCTCTGAAATTCCTTCTTTTATCCTATCATGCTTCTTTTTTCCACTTCTAGCTACAATTACACAATTCTTATATAATTGTGCTTCTTCTTTTGAAACCGTTGGTGGAATATTAATTTTATTTTTAGATTTAATTACAACATCCTTTTGTTGTTCTCCTAACATTGTTCCTCTTGTTTTATTAAAGATAACCATAGCAAGAGTTTCTTCATCTAAATCAGGATATTTTTCTAATATCTTAACACATTCATCCGACATATTTTCATTAAAGTTCGAACCAGCATTTCCTGGTGCCACCCACCATGCACCTTCTTGGAAACCATTTTTCAATGCAGCATCCGATGTTGGTGCGTTTTGTAAAAGAGGGCCTTTACCTGTTGAACCATATATTTTTTGAGTAATTTCTTTAGCTAACTTTTGAACAACTTTAGGGTCTTTTGATTGTGTAGGTTGTTCTTTTTCAATATCCGTTTTATAATCAGCACCACTCAACTTTTTACCTTGTGGTTTTTGTTGTTGTGGTTCTGGTTTATTTGTTTTTTTGATTGGTTTTTCTTCGTCATCAGGTCCCGCATCCACCATATCAATATCCTTTTCTGAATATCCTGCGGTACTCATCATTCCTTTTGCTTGCTTATATGCTGCAGTATTTTTCTTATATCCCAATGCAGAAGCAACAGTTACGTTTCTACCCGTATCTGGATTTTTAAAGCTTTGATTTAATACTTTATCTAATGATTGCTTTGCTTCATTCAAATAAGAAAAATATACTCTTGCTTTCTGTGCCATTTTGTTAGCATCGGAAATACCATTCTCTCTTAATATTTCTACTAATTTTGTAACTTGTTCCTCTTTTGTTAAATCAATAATACCATGCTCTACACGATATTCTAATTCTTTAAGGATTTCTTGGAAATTTATTGACATTTATAATCTATTTTAAAATGAATTACTTACTAATGTATAGTCTTTGTTAGTTAGAGTCTTTTTAGCTTGTTTTAACAAATCATCAACCATCTTATCTCTCTTTTTAGCATCTTCAGGAGATATACTACCATCCTTATCGTGTTGTCTTTTTATTTTTTGTAGTTTACTAACGGCATCTTTGTCATCCATATAAATTGCCAATTCAACTGCCGCAGATGAATGGTCGTTATTATCGGTCATTCTACTTACCTTCTTATTAAAAGCATCGGCTGGGTCATACATTTCCTTTAATGGAATCAAATCTACTAATCTCATACTAACATAATTATATGATATAAATATATATTTTTAACTTATAACCTCTAAATTGTTATAATTATCCCCTTCTTCGATTTTGACCGGAAAACCACCCTTCTCCATTATCTCTCTAATGTCGTTTAAAAGATTTTCTCTTTCAATAGGATGTGTGTCTATAAGAAAGGCATCATAGGTATAAAGTATCATTTTTGACATTCTCCCCTCCAAATACTCCAATACCTCACCAATCTTCATATAATTGATTTCAGTCTCTAATGATTGTAATAAATAATTAAATACCTTTTGTTCGTTGGCACCTTCGATTCTATCAAATGGTATTTCTCTTTTATATAAGAGTGTCGTAAGTTTTCCCGAAATGACGAACGATTGGTATAATTTCTTAATGTATTTATCCACTAATTGAAAGAATGGTATTTCTCTTGCATTGTCGTCAAGTCCCCCATACAAATATGTAAAGGTTATTTTCTTTGCCGTCTCTATATCACACCCATAAAGGTTTGCAAGATGTTGGTGAGCCGTTGTACCTTCCGGAAACTCATACCCAACCATTTTTGCAATCAAACGAATGTGATAGGACTCATAGTCAAATTGGATTAGGGTTCCGTGTGGATGACGACTAATAAACATTTCTCTCGTACCATCGGATTTGTTTAGAGCAGAGTAGTTTACGTTAAGATGTCTATTGGATGGTCTACCCGTTGTTGTATAGGGATTGTATTGTGTGTAGACGATATCATTCTTTCGCAGGTATTGCTCGTTGAAGTTAAAACTATCAATAAATTTTTCTCTAACGACTTTCACCCCAGCCCCTTCCAAACTTCCCAATGTTTGTATTGCTGATGTATATTTTCTATCCCATTCTCTTCTTGTACTGATATTTGGGATTGTCTTTAAGACTTCATACCACTTCATTAAAGGTACACAATCATTCAACTCCTTAAAGTCGTTTCTATACCCTCTATAAACCGATTCTACGACCTCATTGAATATAAATGGTTTCCCATACTCTTCAAAATAAACCCACTCATAATCCAATCCTATGGTCTTTAGATATCTATTGTCTAAAACCAATGTATTGACATGAATTATTTTAGTTATGTCGAATTTGTCTAACTTCTTTGCGTCTATATGATTGAAATTAATTATTCCATCTTCACCATTGATTTGTCTATAATAGATAAAAGATATACGACTTCCTAATGGATGTGCTCTATGTGAATTCCATACAGGAACAATAAGGTCAATATTTACATTGCCTCCTAAAAATGATTGTAAGGATTGTTTATCTTCAATTAGGTTCATAGAACTCTAATATACGAAAAATATTTTACTTTACAAAGTTATTTATAAAATTGTAATAGGTTTGGTAAATATAAACCTATGTTTTTTAATTTTACGGATGCTAAACCAATGGATGCTTTATTAGAGTTAATTACACCAATGTCATCAACTCTTCCATCATTTCTATAAACTATTTCTTTTGGGCCGTTTATTCTCCATTTTAATTCAACACCCTTCCAATATGCATTTTTTAAATATGTATTATATACACTATCATTTAATTCAAAAATATGACCATTTATATCATTTCCTTTTTGAATAAAATATCTTATCATATATCCATTATCATAGTCTAATTGTTTTGGAATTGGAACTATTGTTTCAGGAAGTATAATTTTATCAATATTCTTATCTTTTATTAAATCGTTATATGCCATTTTTATTTTTATTTATCAATATCCAATACTCGCCACCTTGCTTCTAATGTTGTATACCAACCTTCGGAACCTACTGAGTGTTTTACATTTTCAATTTGAAATGCACCTATTTGATTGTGTATTTCAGGAACACCATCACATTTAAAGTATTCACCACAACTAATTCCACTTATACCATCAATTGTAAGACTAATTTGAATTGGGGTCAATAAACTTTTATTTTTTTCATAAAAAGATTTTGAAACATATTTTGCAACTACTTTTTCATTTTGAAATATTAATATCTTTATCCCCTTACTGGTTTTAAATTTTTTAGAAGAAGCGTCGATTACTTTGGAAACATCTTCAGGTGTAGCTGTCTTTGTTGCTTTTGCTGGTGTTGTAGTTAAACTTGTTTCTTTAATTTTTGCTTGTTGTTTTTCAACAGATTTAACATCAACATAATTCAAACTATACCAACCATCCGCATTTTGTGTTGTGTAAAAATCAACACTTTCATATGCATTTTTTGCAATACCCAACAATTGTTCATTATTTGGGTCTCTTCCTGCTTTTGTTTGTGCAATATATGCGTATGAATTAAATAATGTTCTACCCGCTACATTTTCACTCATATTAAATTCATATGTAAATTCTTTAACAATTGATTTAATTGTAGTTGGTTTAAATCTATATGCCGGGTCTACATTTGCTACTATTCCTTGTATTGTTTTTTTATCTTGTCTAAGTTTACCATCTACAAAAAAAGCAGGGAATTTTCCACCTTCTATTGTCCCTATTACTAATTTTATTAATCCATACGAATTATCATTTATTAAATCCAAAACTCCTTCTAAAAAATCCAAAACTGTATATGCTTTTTGCCATAAATTAAAAACAGCTTCGTAATTTAAAAATATATTTAAAGCATTACCTAATTTTATATCATCACCTTCATTTGAATAAACTTGAATATAATCTTTTACATCGCTTGATGAAGTATTGTGTTTTTTTTCATTTTCTACAAATAATTTTGAATTTGTTATCGTATAGTCCAACCCATTAATATCACAATTCGTAGTTTCTATATTTCCTTTACTATCCGTTTTTAAAACTATTGTATTTGTGTTTTTATCTTTAATAAAAGATGGTAATTCTCCTGGAAAAATAATATTTTCATTAGACGATATTAATGCATTTGCCGAATTTGCTAAAATCATTTCTATTTCACCACCACCATTTTCATCGGTATAAAATTTTTGTTTTCCAATTGCAACCAATGCATCATCTACAAAACCAGCATTTATCAATACATTATGATTTAATATCTTATCAATTATAAACGATAGTGTAATATATGGTTTTTTTGATAAACTCTCATAACCTTTATCGGAATTTGCAACACCCCAATTAAAAAAATGTTTTTCATCATCTTTGATAGATACCACCTCACTTAATTGTGGTAAACCAAAATCTGCTTCAATTTGATTTATCCAAGTATTAAAATCACCAACCTTTGCTGTGGTTCCTCTCGTTTTTCCATTTGCAGTAGTTGTTGATTTTGGAATTGCTCTAGAAACTTCATTACCTCCTGTAATTTTTAAGTTCACAAGATATGTTCCATTTTCTTCAATAATATATGTATAGTCTAAAACTCTACCGGCAACTTGTTCATATGTTCCTCTAGAATCTTCAACTCTTTTATAATATTTTTGTAATGCTTTGATATCACCTATCGATAAATCTGAAAAATTTGAACAAAATGTATCATAATTGTATTTATCAACTAAAATTGTTGATAAATCCACATTTGATTGTGCATTTTGAGATTGTGTTTTATCAATATCACGACCATATCTATTTTTAATATAATTTTTTCTATCTTCTGCGAATACCGATTGGTTATTACCAAATTCTAATAAAATATTCATACCAGGTTTTAGATAAAATAGTTCAAACATTTCAAGTTGTTTTAAACTAAATAATCTAACATTTACTGTTGCGATTTTTAAAGTATTTCCCGTACCATCCGTATCAATTTCTAATGTTTCTATGATAGGATTTGGAATTCCTCTGTTAGTTTCACCATCTACATAAATTCTATTACCACGAAAATCAATCCCGATATAAGATGGGCCGCTTTGATATGAATTATCTTTATTTTGTATTCTATTTGATATTATACATCCTTTATACGAATCCGTAGTACTATTTGAATTAGTATTTGATTTTATTATTTCTTGAAATTTATCGGCTCTTTCTTTTAATGATAATTGTGCATCATTTGATTGCTTAGTGGCCAATGCAGGTGATGTTAATATAACAAATGGAGTCTTAAACATAGACACCTCTGGTACTTTTTCTCTGTTTTTAAAAATTTCTTTTACCCAAGGTTTTAAATCGGATATAAATAATGCCGGCATAACTTATGAATTTATTTTATCAAAATCATTTAATATTGCTGATAAATTTGATGGTATTCTAATTTGTATTCCAGGTTGTATAGATACCGATGCATCGTGTAAATTATTAGCAATTGCAATAATCCACCAATAACCAACATCACCATAATAAACATCCGCAAGTAAATCCAATCTATCCCCCGCTTCGGTTATTAAATAAGTGTCATTATTAGATGCTTTTATTTTTGGATATATAGTTGATTCTAAATATCTTTTTTTTGTATCCGTTTTTTGTAAAGTTTTTCTATTTTGGTACCTGCTCAACATTTAAAATTAATTTTGTGGTTTAGTGTTCTCTGATTCATTAATTTCTTTTAGAACTTGATTAGAAGATTTTATAGTTGCGTTTATTGCCTGATTATATGTATTGTCTTTTATTTGACCAGGTGAAACATTTAAACTATTTACTATTGCTTCAAATTTTGCCAATGTTCCTTTATCAGTATTTGTTGCTGCTTTTGAATCAGATGGAGTAGGTATTGTTGGTGTATTTTTATTCTTTTTACCTTTAGCAATAGGTGTAATTTTTTTAGGAGTATTTAATTTATTATCTTCCATTTTATCTACATATGGTGTATCATAACGTTTACTAACATCGGTTTCAGGAACCATTACAAAGGCCTGTCTACTTGGGTATTTTTTGTTTGTAATGTCGTCTGCACCATATCCATCTAAATTATATTTATACGATGCTTTATTATTTTTAACATCAACTTTAGCATGTGCATTTTCAATAATTTTAAATGTTATTTCCACAGTCAAATTTGATGGGTATATTGTGTTTTTTAAACCTTTTTTTAATTCTTCACTACTAACACCAATTTCGGGTTTTGCCGTATTTGAATATTCGGAATTTATATTAGTGGATGGCCATGTTGCAGTATCTGGTATATTTACATTTATACTTTCCATAAATCCAAATAATCTTTTAGCATATCCATGAATAGTTAATTCTAAAAACTGAGGTCTATAAAATAATTGGTCACTATCTTTTAATTCCGCATCATTAATGGAGTTATGTGGGTCAACATGTAATTGTTGATAAAGTTTGGCTTGCTTTCCTCTCATTCCAAAACCAGCTGCTTTTGCTGTAGCTAAATCCATTTTACCATATCTAGCAACCGATGCATCTTGTGTTGGGAAACACAATTCTTTTATAAATTCAATTTGTTCTTTTATTCTAAATATTTGTTCTTTTTGAGTCCAATATAAATTTAAAGTAAAATTTAAAGTTCTTTCTACACCATTATATTTGTAAGCTGAGAATGGTGAACCAATGTATTTAAAATTTTCCCATGTACTTTGCACTTGTTCATTTAATCCCGCTATTGTTCCAGGAAAATACATACCATCGTATCCAATTGGGTGCATTTTTACCCAAGGAACCAATGCTTCATCTTCTTCTGCAGCTACTGGAAACTTACCATATACCAATGCATTGATATAATCATCCGTTGTATATAATGCTTCTTCAACTGTTCTTTTTTTAAGAGTTTTCATAAACCCGTTGGTGGTGGGAACGCCATTAAAAGAAACTGCACCATCTTTTTTCTTATAATATTCTTTGAATCCATAAAATGATTTTTTACCATCTTCACCATTATCGGCTCCCTTTTTACCACCAACTCTACCATCCAAATTGATATCAAATGCTGCAGGATGATATGATGATTGTATGAATTCATCATTATATTTTTGTTTATTACTTCTACCCAAACTTCTTCCTAAATTTAATCCAGCTTGTAACAATGCCTGCTTTGCCGCTCGCATATCTCCTGCAATTGTTGCTCTTGCTGCGGATGCTAATATTTCTGCTCCAGGTTTAAATTGAGTTTGAACATAATATGGTGTATCCGCTTCTATATTCTTTTCACCTCTACCTGCATTTTGTGGTTGGAGTAATGTGTTACTTATAGGACCAGGTTTGGTCATATGTGGAAATATGGTATCTGGTATTCTTCTTCTTTGTTTAAGAATTGCACCTGCTAAATTTGCAGCTTGTCTTAATATTTCACCACCTGTTGTATTTGCTTGATATTTTTCTGTAAGTATTTTTGTTCTATATGGATTTATTACACCTCTCGTATCAATTATTAATCTATCAAATTTAAAAAACAAATCATTGATACCATTTATTGGTTTTTTTAGTTCTTTTTTTAATACTTTTTCTAAAGAACCAGGTCTTTCTTCATATTTACTAACCTGACTATTTAATGATTGTGTGTCGTTTATAGGCAAGTATGTAGTATCACCATATGCTACTTTTTTTTCCGTTTTTGCTCTACCCAATAAATCTAATAGTGATGCCATTTGTTTCTTTTATATAAATAAATATCTTTTTATAACATTTAAAATTATCCAACTACATACATAGCTCTTTTAGATTTGTAAGAATTTCTAAGTGTATCATTAACTTTATCTCCATCTAAATACACATTTGTTCCAGTTGATTTAGTTGACCATGCTTGTAATAATGAATATATTTTCATAGACATATCTGCACCAATTTCCGCATTAACATCATATACAGGTGCTGCCATTATCCTAGCCGTTACGGTTGGTTGTGGTGCCGATTTTGTAGCACCTGGAAGACTAAATGCAGATGACGTTCCTGGTGTATAACCAGGTAATCCTGAGCCAAGCGGGCCCGAATTGGTGTTTAAATTTTTAATACTAAATCCTGTCGGTGCTGGGCCAGATGACATAATACCATTGCCAGTAGACGTTGGGCCTGATTTACCACCCTTACCAGTTGGAGAAAATGCACCCAAAGCGTCACCCGTCATTTTTGTTATAGTCTTTGACGTTTCCGATATCATTTTACTATTTGCCGATTTTGCTTTGTTGTAATTTTCGGTTACTTGTCTTTCAATTTCATCTATCGATGACATTGATACTTTTTCAATTGACTTTGTTGTTTGGGATGCATTCGATACCACTTGGTCTGCTATTGAAACATTAGTTTTTATCAAGCCATCTTGTACCGCTTTTTGAAAATCTTTTACCTCATCTTCCAATCCACCTCTTGATAAATAATCCATATTAGACGCTACCCAATTAGCCAATTTTTGATTTCCTGCACTACCTATTCCAATTTGCTGGCCTTCCTTTGAACGATATGCAGACCTAAATTTTTCTAATTGCGATATGTTAATTCCCGCCAATGACATGCCCATTGCATCCGTACCTTTTTGTAGTAATCCAAATGATGCATAATCCAATACATTTACAAATTCCGCACCAACGCCGGCTAATACATTACCAGCAGTTTGCCATCCACCACCCTTTCCTCCTCTTTGAGCTTCGTTTGAACCTACGTTATACATACCCTTTCCCAATGACCAAAATCCCGCTGCTCCTGCGGCGAATGTTGCTGCTGTTGCAGCCGACATACTTCCTGCAGTCCCTGCCGCAATTTCGGCAGTGGTTCCTCCGCCTGTAAAAAATGCCCACGCTTTACTCAATAAAGTTGGTAAAAATGTTGTCAATCCACCAACCAAACCACTCAGTAACATTCCAGGAAGTTCCGTTCCTAATGTTCTTAAAAATGCCAAATTAGCTTTAAGTTGTAAATAATCATTATCAATCATTACACCATTTAAAGACTTTTGGTTTTCAATTTGTTGTTGTGCAATTGAGGCCTGTGCCTGTATTTGTGCTGCGTTCATTGCCTTCGTTTCCGCAATACTATATTCAATGTTTAATCTCTGATTATTGGTTTGCTCCATACTGGCATTAATAACTGCTTTAGACGATTTATCAATTCCTTGGTCTAAATCTTTTGTATTTTTTGCTATTTCACCATAATTACCACTACCAATTCTTGCAATCTCTTCAAAATCCATACCACCCAATGATTGTGATATTGCATCTTTGCTAAAGAAATCTAATGAAGATAAATCAATACCACCTAATTCATCTTGTAAAGCTTTGACCGCACCCGGAATATCCGATGATGCAAATTTAGCTCTTACTTCCGATAAGTTAATTGATTTACCCAACATTGCTGATAATTCCATTTCGGCTTTGATACTATCTTTATAGTTCAATACCATATTTCTACCAGCACTAGCTATTTTATTAAAATTACCACCCATTGCTTTAACGGCGATAACTTGTTTTTGTAATTCTTTACCTGACCTAAAATTATATTGTGCAATTTCTTTTGTAGAATCTGCCATATCTTTCATTACATCGCCAGGATTTAAACCCATCATCTTTGCCATCTGACGAGTTCCCTCTAACATATTAAGTGCTTGCTCTGCACTTGAACCATCCATTACACGAAAGTTTGATGCCAAATCGGTAGCTTGGTCTGCACCTATTCCCATAGTTTTTGAGAATACCGCAACCTCTTTACCCAATCTTTGAGAACTCTCTGCTCCTGCACCTAAGTTTCCAGAAACACTTAAACTTGCATCTGCAACATCTTTTGCCGAAAATCCTGCTTTGGCCAATAATGATACCGCCTGTCTACCTAATCCTGATAAAGCTTCTCCAAAAAAACCATTACGCAAATCTTGTTTAAAATTAGAAAGTGCAGTAGACATTTGTGCTGCAAACTGAATGCCCGCTTCTTGTATTGCAAAACTTGCATTATTTTGTGCCTTTTTAAGTGCTATTTCATTTTCAACAATTTGGTCTTTCATATTGAAAGAGGCAACCTTGCCAAAATAATCACCCAACATACCTTGTTTATATGCAAGATATGTTGCTGCACCTGCTAATGCTCCAATAGCTGCTTTTATACCAACACCATTTTTTAATGATTTAAATACATTACCAACTTCATTTGCCAATGGGACGGTACCTTCCATATTACTTAGGAAAGATTCCATAAATCCATCGGCTTTTTGCATATTTTTAGTAAAATCCATGGTGCCATCTGCTGTTGCTTCCATTGATTTTTTCAATTGCTTACCTGCGGTTGATGTTGCTTCAAAACCTTCTACTACTTTTCCGTAATTTCTTGCTGCAGCTTCTGTATATTTGTTAAATTGTTGTTCATTAATTACTTTGTTTTTAAGTAATTTTCCCAATCTCTTTTCTTCACTAAAAAATTTATTTTTAGCAGCACTTATTTTTTTAACATACTTTACCTCTGATATCGTTAAATCGTTTTGCTTACCAAGTGTAGTTGCTATACTCCTACTACTTTCTTTAATAGTGTTTGCAAATTTTGAGAAAGTTTTAAATCCTTTATTATTTTTATCAATTCCTTCACCGATACTTTTAACGGCATCATCTATGTCCGACATATCTTCAAACATATCTTTGGCCTCTTTTCTAGCTTCTTTTAAAGCTTCGGCTGTTTTTTCTGCATTTTTACTTGCTTTATCACTAACAACTTCCTTTGGTGAATTTTCCGCAGCAGGAGTTTGTGGTGTCGATGCACTATTTTGTTTACTTTTTACAATATTGTTTTTTGTATTTTTCCCCTTTGCCATTTATTAAAATTAGTTTAAATCGGAGAAATCAATATCTTTAAATTTGGAATTGTATTTATTAAGTCTTTGTGTAGATGCGTCTATTTTAGCATTAATATCATCGAAAGCTTTCCAGACATCTTCATCTGAATCTTTTATTTTATTCAAAAATTGAGTTTCTTTATTTTTAGACTTTGCAGTAAAAAATAAGTCCAATAATTTAGAAAACATATTTATTTCTACTAATTTTTGTTTTGCCATATTCTACATTTGTATATAAATATAAATAATACTATTTTCTCCTCGCTTTTGACGAAGTTGATACTTTACCTCTTTGTACAGATTCTATTTGTTCAGATTCTGTTTTTTTGGCTTTAATCAATTCATTCCAATAAAAATCTCGCAATTTAATAGGCATATGATATATATCACCCCATGTAAAACCACCATTGGAGTTATATATCATTTGAAAAATTCTTTGATGTATTGCTATACTATAATCAGTCGACAGGATAAAAAAAGTCAACCCCGAATGGGATTCGGAGAGCCTCCTCCTCACCACTAGCCGTTGTATACTTAAATTTCAAATCTAAGTCGGGAGTAATTGAGTTTGCGTATTTTCTAAGAGCTTTTGAATCTCCTGCTAATAATCCATTTGTAACAAAATTACTAATATGACCATAATCTCTTACACCATCCACTTCTACAATTTGTCTACGATATCTAGCCGTAATTTCACCCGAATTTTTTGTAAGTTTTTCGATTGCTTCAACATCTTTGTTTATTGCCATCTCATCACCATGTGTAAGTAATTTAAACTTAATTTGTTTTTTAGATTGTGGTAAAATGAAATCGTATTCATTTTTTCTATTTAACAAATTTGTATCTACTTCTTTGGTTTGTATTTGAGAAAGGTCAACTGTAACAGTTACTGGTTCTCCTGTTTCAGGGTCATCAATACTAACATCATAGTCAGCACCAAATGCCAACATACGAGTTGCAACTAATATTGCATTTTTATCACCAACTAAAATATCATCCAAATTAACTCCTGGTTCAACCACTACCGATTCCAACATTTTATTAATATGTTGTCCTTTTCTAATTAAATTAACTGAGGTTAGAATATCTTCTTCCTTTGCAGTTAATAATTTGATTGTAAGTTGTCCTTTTGATAGGGGAGATGATTCCGGATAACATAAACCTTCAGATGGTAATGTTATAACTTCAGTTGCGAATGGATAAGACTTTGGCATTTGTGCCGTTCCTAACCCACCTCTAGTAACTTCTTGTTCTACGTTTTCGTTCATAATATAACTTTTGTGTTTATTATATATATTACATTTTTTAAAAATAAAAAAGGGAGAACATTTCTGTCTCCCTTTCTTTTTTACTATTTTTATTAAATTAGAACTCTAAGATTGCGTAATCATAAGTTAATTGTAATTCAATTGAAACTGGGTCAGTTGTGTTTGACCAATCTAAATCACCAAAGTTTGCTTGTGTGATGAATGCTCCAACTAATGACCACTCTTCAACGATATCACCAACTGGTCCTAACAATTGGAATGTAAGTTGCTTTTTGTAGAAAGCAGCGTATCCATCTCTACCCGTTAATGACTCATGTGATTGTCTAACCCACTCCATTACTTGTTGTGCACCAGACGGAACGATTGGGTCATATAGAGTGATATTGATATCATCCCAAGTTGATTTACCTTTAATCTTTCTCTTTACATTGATATGGTCTAATTCAACCACTTCTGATGTGAAAGTTGGTCTACTTGCTGTTTTGATGATGTAAGATTCGATACCATCCACTGTCATAATAAATCTATTCTGAAGTTTTGGTTCAAACTCTTTGTAAAACATCTTGTCAAATCCTAATATTGTTGGCATCTTCGTTTATATTTTTGTTGTTCTATTATAAATATTTGTTTTTAAAATTATCCGTTAAAACTTGCACCTGTTGGTAAGATGTTGAAATCAAT